CGGGGACTAATGAAATTGGCACAATAAGTGGTGGAACAACTGAAGATGTGTTTCTTGTTCTTCAAGCTCACGGGAGTACAAACAATTTATTCGTGAATTTTGGACAAGATAGCGTAAACGTAGCCAGCGCACAAAGTGATGCTAATAGCCTTGGCACGTTTGAATATGCGCCACCTACAGGCTATGTTGCTCTTTGTTCCAGCAATTTGAGCGATCCAACAATCGGCCCGAACAGCGGTGTTGGCAAACAGTCTGACGATAACTTTAACACTGTGCTGTATACTGGTAACGGTGGAACAAACGCTATTACCGGGGTCGGGTTTCAGCCAAATTGGGTTTGGATAAAAAAGAGAAGCGCTACCGGAATACACAATTTGTTTGATGTTATAAGAGGCACAAAGTTACTGCAATCACAGGCTAATGACGAAGATCAAGATAATGCTAATTATTTAACGGCCTATGGTGCTGATGGTTTTACAGTAGGTGACAGTTCTAATGTTAATAATTCATCAGATACATACGTTGCTTGGAATTGGAAAGCTGGCGGTACAGCATCAAGCAATGGCAATGGGTCAATCACATCGTCTGTGTCCGCCAATCCTGACGCCGGGTTTAGCATTGTATCTTGGGTTGGAAATGCCACAAATGGGGCAACCGTTGGACACGGCCTCGCAGAAAAACCCGAAATGATAATTGTGAAAAATAGAGATAGCGCACAACTCTGGACTGTTTGGAATAAAGACTTAACAGCGGATAATGTTCTTTATCTGGGTTCAAGCGGAACAGCCGCGCAAAATGGTAGTGCCGCGTCTTTTGGAACGCATACTAATCAAGTCATTGGTGTTGATACAGATACGGCGACGAATGGCAGTGGTCACGATATGATCGCCTATTGTTTTCATAGCGTAGAAGGTTACAGCAAAGTTGGGTCATATCTAGGGTCAACTTCACTGCCCTTTGTCTATACCGGGTTTAGGCCAGCTTTTATTTTATTTAAAAACATCACCTCTACTGAGGCGTGGTCTATGTTTGATAGCGCAAGAGATCCTGACAATGAAGTTGAAAAACTTTTGTTAGCAAGTTCAAATGCGGCCGAAACTAGCGGAAGTAATGATATTGATTTTTTATCTAATGGCTTTAAGGCTAGAACGACAAATAACCCAAATACCAACGGTCAGACATATATTTATCTTGCCTTTTCCGAAGCTGGCGGGGCTTTCAAATATAGTAGAGCGCGATGAAATAGGAGAAAAACGCGATGTATAAGTACAATGGTAAAGTCATCAAAGCGGGTCGCGCTTGGTCATCAGACAAAGGGCATCATCCTGCAAACTGGATGCTTTTGAGCGATGAGGCAAAAGCTGAAATTGGTCTTGTATATGAGGCCGACCCAGACACCAGTTATGATAAACGGTTTTTTTGGTCAAAAGGGGTCGAGCGAGCGCTGGACGATGTCAAGGAAACAAATGACGACGGCACTCCTATTTTGGACATCAGTGGCAAGCAAGTCGTTACAAAGGGCCTGAAGAGCAATGCCATAGATCAGGTCAAAAGGACTGCGGCCAGCTTGCTTGCGCCCACAGATTGGATGGTTGTGCGATCTGCTGAAAACGGGACAGACATCGATGCTGACACCTTGGCGTATCGCGCCGCCGTAAGAAAAGCCAGCAACGACATCGAAGCCAAAATCACCGCAGTGTCTACCCACGCGGCGTTTATGGCGCTGTACGACGCCCCAAAGGACGGTAACGCACCCATCAACGACTGGCCCAAGGCGTAAAAAATGACCGAGGAAAACAAAGTAATTTTGGACGTTGCGGCTGGCACCGGCACATTTGCCGCGTGGATGTCGATGGTGCCAGATTTTGTTGCTTTGTTTACCGGCGTGTGGGTGCTGATCCGCATTTGGGAAACCAAGACGGTTCAGAGGTTGTTTAAGAAAATTCAAGGTAATGTTTAAGACGATCGTGTTGGCTTGCACGATTGCAAACCCGACGCAATGCTGGGAATACCACGACACCAGAGGCCCATACGCAGACCGCGAAAGGTGTATCGCACGCGCTTATGAAATGGGCAACATGATTGCCGAAATCCACGATGGGGCGATTATGCCTCGATCTTTCAAATGTAGACCGTTAGCTGGGGGCAGACTTACAAAATGGAACCCATCACAATAAGCGCGGCTCTAGCGGCTGGGACGGCCGCGTTCAACACAATAAAAAATATGATCGCGGCAGGCCGTGACCTTGAGAGCTGTATCAATGACGTGTCTCGCTGGATGAAGGCGGCGTCTGACATTGATCAGGCTGACAAGCGCGCAAAGAACCCGTCTGTATTTAAAAAACTGCAAGGCGCCGACACAGTCCAACAGGAAGCGATACAAGTGTTTGCCGCCAAAAAAAAGATGGAACAGCAACGAGCCGAATTGAAGCAATATTTGCAAATGACCTACGGGCCGCAGGCTTGGGCCGACCTGATCCAGCTTGAGGGCCGCATCAGAAAAGAACGACAAGAAATGATTTACAAGCAACAAGAAGCGAGGCAAAAACTTATCGAGGTTCTGGCGGCCATTGTGTTAGGCACCGCCACGGGCGCGGCGCTCTTGTGGATATTATGGATAGCGTTTGCTCGTTCATAAGCCACACCGCAACCGGCTTGATGGGCGAGTATATCGCGGCGGCGGCAGTGTTGCAGTTTGGGTTTCGCGTATCAATGGCCCAGCAAGATAAGGTTGATTTGGTTTGTTGGAGCGACGATAATGAATTTTACAGAGTGCAAGTTAAGACTAGCCATCTGGTCACGAAAGACCGGCGTCGCAGTCCGGTGTACCATTTCCAGCTTGGCAGTGGATGCAAGACTAAGCGTTTACCGAGTGAGACAGACTATGACCTTCTATGCTTTGTGGGCGCTGAACATAGGCGCACGTTGTGGATGCCAACAAGGTCGGTGCACCAATATACTAAGCGCGTGTCGCCCAAGTTATTTAATGCGCCTGAGACGGAGCGCGCGTCGTTTTTTGAAGCGATTAAAATTGTGCGGGAAGTGAGAAGATGAATTGGAAAGATTACCCAAGTTTTACTGAGGCCGAAATGCGTTGTAGCGAAACTGGCGAATGTAAAATGACCGAAGCATTTATGCAAAAGTTGCAGGCGTTGCGTGATGAGTATGATAAGCCTATGACAATCACCAGCGCATATCGATCGCCGCAACATAGTGTCGAGGCTAGTAAGGCCGCGCCGGGTGTGCACACTAGGGGAATTGCTGTCGACGTAGCCGTGGCGGGCACTGACTGTTACGATCTAATGAGACTGGCATTTAAGCACGGTTTTACGGGCATTGGGGTGGCACAAAAGGGGTCGGGCAGGTTCTTGCACCTTGACACGTTTAAGGGCGGCCCACGGCCTAATATATGGAGTTACTGATGGATCAAAGCAAGAAGCCGGTATCTATATCGGTTGGTGAAAACAGTTTTGAATTGGTGCTGAGAATTTTGGGCAACGAGTTTGTGGCGATAAAAATTGGATCGACAAATTTTAGCGGCAAGCTAATCGCTGGCGGTGTGTTGCTTTTATTTTTTACATTTATGCTAATGGAAGTTTTCGGGTTATCCAGAATGTTGGGGGTTGAATAATGTTGGCAGTGTTAGGAAAAATCTTGGGGTCTGGCGATGTCGTTAAGCAGGGCATGAAGCTCATTGATGACATGCACACATCGACAGAAGAAGAGATTGCGGCAAAAAGCAAAGCCCGCATTGATCTGATGAACGCATACGCGCCATTCAAACTGGCCCAGCGTTACCTTGCCTTGATGTTTGGCTTCACGTTTCTCGCCAGCTACATCATCGTGCTGACGATGACGATTGCCGGTACTGGCGACCCAAATGCTGTTACTCAGGTGATGGAACAGTTTAGTATCAACTACGCGATGATGATTATTCTTGGCTTTTACTTTGGTGCCGGAGCTTTAGAAAGTTTCCAGAACAAAACCAAAAAATGATCCGACCTCGGTGTCCTCGATGCGGCGAGCGTCTACGGCTCGTCGAAGTACACGGTCACACGCAGTGTATTTATTGCGATCAGGTAATTGACGATTGCTGTCAGGGTGAGGCGTGCCAAGAAAAACCCCCCGCCGAAGCGGGGGGTCAGGGAGAAACTATTTAACAGGACTTTTTTCTCTAACCTTGAGCATCATACTCTTGCTCGTAGTTGGTCGGTTGATCCGCCCCAGTCGATCTAGCTTTGGCTTGATCTCTGGTATAGCGAGCGCTTTTTTTAATTCTTCAATCGTTGGTGTTTTCATCCTTTTGCCCTGTTCTATATCTGCGGCGATATGTGTCGCCGGTCTGCATGTTCTCAAACGTGACGGTGTAGCCGTCGTCCATCTCCTCGATGTAACGCACTAGCACGCTGATCTGACGGCCTCGATCGTCGACCAGCCACGCCCACTGGCCGACGGTGAAAGGGACGGCGCTCACTGCGCCGCCTTCCAGTTTGCTAACTCTTTTAAGCCAATGTAATTATCATCACGCTTTACCAGTTGCATTTCATAAGCGAGAAATGTCGGCTTAATGTTGTTTTTCAAACACCTCTTATGACCTGCCTTTGTATTAGAGACAAAAAGATTAAATTTTGTCTGGGCAACTGTTTCGCTGTCATATTCTCGCACATCGAAACATTCGCCTTTGTAGTTAAAAGCTCTTAACTCATAAAAATAAGTCATATCAATCTCCCTTAAATAAATTCGCCCTAACAATATGGGGTGCTATCACAATAATATCAACCCCTGTTATCTCAATAATTCGTCTAATGATGTCCACACGTCTGGGCATCCAGCGGCCACCCACTCTTTGTGACGGTTGTATGCCTCGATCTGTTTCGCAGTGGCAGGTTTTAACTCAACGTCGCCGCTGGCCTCGTTGACATAAACAGCGTCAATCGAGCCGTCTTTGTACTCAATACAATCACCAACAAAGTGATCCCAAAAAATATCGCTCATAAAAATCTCCCTTTTCAAGCAATATATAATTATATCAGATTGATAGCATAACGCAAGCACTAATAATGCGACAAAATGTCGCACGCAAAAAAGACCCCGGTCGAAACCGGGGCCAGTCAGAGCGTCGGGAAGGGAGGAACACCCGACGCGAATTACAGTAGGCGAAAGCCTCGCGCGATACCAGCCGTTTTTTCTGCGGCGCCACGTTTGACCAATGCGTTCATGTATCGGGCGCACTGTGTCATCGACTTGCCGGTTTTTTGAGCCAGCTCGCGGATCGACGGGTAGTATCCATATTTGCGGTAAAACCGCGCTATCACCAGCCGCATGTGGTGCTGTTTTGGTGTAAGCGACACGTCAATCATCACGCACCTCACGCCAAAATTGCACGTCACCAGTAAGCCACCCGCCACTGCGGTCACTCACAAAAATGTGCATACCCTTATATTCTTTCCCGTCTTCGTCGACATAGTAACCGACAAATTTTCCGACACTTTCGATAACGAACTCATCTCTATGCCCTTCCATAAGCGTCGCTTTGTATTCAACGGTTTTATTTTTTTCGGGCATCCGATCATCTACAGAAATCCAATCAGTCATCACGCACCTCTTTAACTGTTAATGTGCCCTGCCGAGCCACGCGTGCCGGTTTGGCCGGTGTGGTCTTAGCAGGCTGGGCCTTAAAATTTCGCATAGGCCAGCGCACCGAGTATTTGGCGTTGCCGACGATGCCGGTCGCCTCGCCGTGCGAACCCAAAAACTCTTTCAGCGCCGCCTCGGCCTCGTCGATGTCGGCCTCGGCCGCACGCTTGGCGTCCTTAGCGTTGACGAGCTGGGCGAGCCACTCAGCCTCGGTGGCGGGCAACTCCAGCGGCTCGGCGCCGTCGTCGACCCGTGGGTAGGCGGTGTTACCGTCCGAGCTAGACAGAACCGGATACCACTCAATGTCAAACTTGCGGCGCTCAAAGTCCTCGACGGCGTCAATGATCTTCGACTGCACGGCCGCGTCGGCTTGATACAAGAAGATGCGTAGCTCTACACCGCCGTATAAGACGCACACAGCGCCCCAAGTACACTTTGTGACCATCAACTGCCCTTGGAGCTGTAGCGGCCCCCTGTGGGGCGCTGGCGCCTCTTCTGGCTTGGCGCTGGTGAGCTTGCTCTCCAGCACGCCGGTGCCGGTTACAAACACCTTACCGTTGGGGCAGATGATGCCCTTTTCATAATCGGTGTCGACCCACCCGCCGACGCCAGCATCTGCGGTGCCATCGAGTGACGCCGCAAACGGTATTTTGTCGTGGAAAATAGCGTCGTGATCCAGCTTCAAGTCGTCGAGGCCGAGACGCTCTGAGGCGGTCAGCAGTATGACCGGCTCAAGCGTGTCGCCCCACTCGGTTGCCTCGTTACCGTTGAACGGCTTGGGATCGGGCTTACCCTCGATCTCTGCTAGCACTGCGGCTAATACATCGTTTGGCGTGTCGTAAGGCGAAGCGTTCATAACCGACGCTATACGGCTCGCGGTGACAATGTCGTTTGGTGTTTTCTTTCCTACCATTTTAGTTTCTCCTATCTTTTGTGATCACAAACCAATCCCTAGTTCCATTCACAATTTCCTTACAGATGCGTTGTTCGGCTGGATGCAAGTGACCCCACTCTTCATCGACAAAAGTGCCTGACCCCATTCCTTCTGGTATTATCTCATAGGCAAGTAAAGAATACTCAAAATCAGATAGGTTGATGCGATAGCCTTTTTTCAATCTAGTTACTTTCATATCACTGCCCTCCTAACTTGACCATCAAGGCCCACATGTTCCATTCGGTCGTCACGATGTTGGTACACATCACGATTGCGAATGACATCAAAAATAACATTCCGATAACTTCTTTAATCATATTCATTCTCCCTCTATAGCCAGCCTTCATCGTGACCAACTGCGTGACAGACGTGACACACAACTACACATTTACTGACTTCGTTCATCAAATCGCGCAATGGTTTACGCTCACGAACACCATCCGAAATAGAGAAAGATTTTTCCCATTCGACTTCGTGATGAAATGCTAAACCGCTAGCCTTAATTGGCCGCAAGCAACTGAAACAACCCTGTGCTTCTTTGTACTTGTTTAGCCAATGTGTACGTCGCCGACGTATGAATGATGCACGATCGTTTTTTTTGTTTGTGCGCTTCTGAAACGTAGCAACGTCTTTGCAAAACTCAGCGACTTTGCTCCCGTCCGCACGTTTACGCATGCCCCAAAAAACCTTACCATCTGGCATTACTTGCCCGTGTCGCATATTTATTCTCCTCAAGATGAATACGTCACGATTTCATAACGCTTGCCATTGGACACGACGCGCGCTTGATACTTCTGCATATACGGCTTGGCTCTTGTGCCTTTGCGTTCAAGCATAGGTATCCACTTTTTTGCGAAGCGGATGCCAGCCCTGATCTCGTTGTCCTCATAGTCGGGCAACGCTTTACGCAATTTACCGAAAGTGTCGTCGCCAGCCTTGATGGCTGAGATGACGGCCTGAGCGACGCGCCCCTTGAACGCGGCGGTCAATTTGTTTTTGGCCTGTGACATGTCAGCCTGACCGACTTCCACGGTGGTGTCGACGGTGGCCTGCACTACGCAGTCGGCGTGACCGCGTCGCAAGAAAGTTGGGACTGGTGGCATTTGATTTGTCATACCCTCTTCGGGCTTGTTAGGCTTGGCGACTACACCGTTGCCAATGTAGATGCCAGTGTTCCAATCGGGTGTAACTTGTGGTGTTTTCATGTTCATTCTCCCTTGATTGGGGCGGGGCCGTTAGGCCGCCGCCCTGATTGAACGCACTTCAGCAACAAGTGTCGCAATATCTTCTTCGCTCCACAATGGCCGACAAGATGACGCAACATAACCAAACACGTCGATTTCTTTACCGACAATTTCTGTGATTTGGTCAATGATCTCGACTAACTGCGTTGCAACAAATTTGATATTCTCGTTTGATCTAGTCATATTTATTCTCCCTTTTAATAAATAACTTCACCTAAAAGTTCATTGATATTTAATTCATGTTCTTCAGCTCTCATTCCTGCGGCCATTGCTTGACTACGAACCATTGCTTCCCAGTAAGCCTCGTGCTGAGAAAAATTGATTTTACCATCAGCATCGTAGGTAACCTCATCAACGTAACCACCATCCGAAACATTCTCATCGTCGATACTTTCGTCGGCGAGATAAAAACCAAACTTGTTTTCTAATGCTTGGAGCTTCTCTTGACGCTCGTAGTATGATTTTCTAGCTTCGATCATCGTTTTAATGTCCCTTGTAAATTTACCTGTTTTGTGCCTCTGTACTATACGAATATGGGGTTTATATTATTGTACGTCAAGTGCTGTATTTAACGAATATTAAAAAAATATCAAAAAAATAGCACTATGCCTTTAATCGGCCATAGAAGCTCACTGACGGGCTTTGGGTGTTTTGGGGCATGATAGTACCAAAAAGTTGCTAGAAGCGTTTTTAGCTTCCAGCTTGGATCACAGAAGGGGTCACAAAATGTCAGAAATTAAACCAGTTTTGCTTCGGCTTCGCACTTCGACCATCGAGGCGCTCAAGGGCGAGCTAGAATTGTCGGCTCACCGGAGCCAGTCGTCGCTGGCTGACGAGATGTTGGCAAAGCAGATCGCCAGCAATATTCGCCAGCGCAGTGTGCAGACGTCGCTCGATCATCAGGGCGGTCGGATCGGCTTGGAGAAGCTGGGCTGATGCGTGCTGGTGGTGGGCGTGCCAAGGGCGCCGCATTTGAACGGGAAGTCGCAAAGCTGATCGAGCTGGCGACGGGTCGCAAATTACGGCGCCGGTTGTCGCAATATCAGGAAAAAGATTTGAGCGATCTTGAGCCTGCTGACGGTAAGCCGTTTCCATTTTTGATCGAGTGCAAGCGGTACGCCAAGGGCGTGTCACCGAGCTGGTGGGATCAGGTCGTCACAGCGGCTCGGTCTTCGGCCAACACAAATGACGCGTTGCCGTGCTTGATCTATAA